ATCCGGTTGTTCCGGCCCCGCACCACGTTCCCCATCACTGTGACGTTCTTCGACCCAGCGGCGACCCAGACACCCTTCGTCTTGACGTCTTCGATGACATTCCCCATAATCGTAATGTTCTCCTGCAGTTCGCCCGCATTGAACTGCAGAGTAGCGATTCCGCCGTCAATCACCGTCGCGGTGGATTTGCTCTTGATCGTGTTGCCGGTGATCGAGCCGCCGTCGCAGTTACCCCGGACGAGGATTCCGCAGTTCAGTTGAGTACCGGAGAGAAGCAGCACCCGGTTGTTGCTGATGGTGAAGTCCTCGGCGTAGTCGACTTCGATCGGGTCGTCGATGAACCCGGCGTTGATGATGATGGTGTTGCTGCTGACGTCGACCTGATGCACCCTGCCGCCCGTCGACCAGCCGAGCACGAAGATCACGTTCTGCTGCATTACCGATCCGGTGAACGTGACGTCGAACCGATTCTTGCATACGTTGATGTCATAGCTGTCGACGTCGCCGGAGAAGACGTAGACCCCCGGCACTCGGCCGTTGTTCTCGAAATGACATTCCGTGACATTGACGTTCTTCGACCGCTTCCCAGTGGCGTGGTTGGCGACGAATCCGCCACCGATCGCATTGGCTCCGTCGCCAGTATCGCCGAAGTCGCGGACGTGGCAGTGGTGCACGTTGATGTTCGTGAGGTCTCCGGTGGAAAACCACCACTGCCCATGGAGCCCAGGAATGCCTAGCGTCGTCTGCCCAGATGCCCGAGAGCCACGGAATCCAAGATTGCGGCACTCGAAGTTCGACAAGTCCCCAGACGGGGCCAACATGTTGAAGTCATACGGATCGAGATCAGCCTGCTGGTGCTGGATGGTGACGGCGTACATCCCGGGGCCGTCCCAGGTCTGCCCGGACTTCGGGACCAACTGGCGGACGCGGTAGGTGCCTTCCGGCCACCAGACCAGGCACGAGGTGAACAGGGCAGCCGCGGAGTCGAGTAGCGCCTGGATCGCCGTAGTCGAGTCAGTGGCGCCAGTCGGGTCGATGCCTGCACCGGCGATGATGACGTTCGGGTGCACGAAAGTGCCAGTGAATGCGTCGTCGGCCGCCAGCTCGGCTGGCGTCATCGTCGCCGCCGTGTCGAGCCCCAGGTTCGTCCGGGCGGTCGCTGTCGACCCGAGCCCGGCCAGGTTCCCCGCCCGCGTCAAGAACCCGTCATCGGTGACGGTCGCGTCGGTGAGCAGGTCCCATCCGTTCCCGGACCGGGCGAAGATCCGGGTCTCCCCGGCGGGGATGGTGACTGTGCCGTTCCTGGTGCCGTTGAGGGTCCGGGATGGCAGGACCCGGACGGTGACCGTGTGTCCGGTCGAGTCGGCGCGGGTGACGATCACCCGGTTCAGGGAGTCGACCGGTTTCGGGAGCGTGTACTCGTCGTCCCCGGTGGCGGTGATCGTGACGACACGAGTGTCGCTGTTCCGCATGTACTCGACGCGGCTCACTTCGCCCCCTCAGGGATCGTGTCTGGTTGTCCCGGGATGGCCGGGGGCTGTGCTGCGGGCATGCCGGGTGCTGGCTTGGTGAGGCCTCGGACGACGTCCTCCGGGTTCGGAACATCCCCGAGCCCGTTCTCTTCCTTGATCCCCGCCACCTCTTGCGCGACCCGAGGGTCGTCCCATTCGGGGTGCAGGATCCGAACCCTGGTCTCGATCGACGCGGACTGTGCCTGCGTCAACAGGTTCAAGGTCGCCGCCGTCGTCGCATCCGACTCGGCGATCGTGTCCCCGAACTCAAGGGTCGGCCGCTCCGGGCTGACACCCGACCCGAACACTGCGGCATCCACCTCAAGCAGGACATGCAGGGACCGGCGAAGCCCGCCACCCCAATGCAGGGTCTGCATGCCCCGCGTCAGGTACGACTGGCGTTCCCGCTGCTGGATCTCCGTCGCGGTCGCGGCAGCCTGCTCGGACCGGCCGAGCCCGAACGACAGCGGCGAATACCCGCAGGACCGGACGATCTCCCCGGTGAGGGCCTGCGCCCCAGCGATATGCTGCTCCACCCGGATCAACGGCTGGATCAGTTCGACCGGCTTCACGCCCTGATGGTTCGGGTTGATCCGCAACGGCATCAGGATCTCCCGGTCGTCGAACACGGCGCCCTGACCCGACCCCAGCGACTTGACCGCATCCTCGGTGATCACTGCGCGGGCTTTCGCCAACCGGAAGTCCCGGGACAGGGACGACCAGATCTCGTCCAGCCCATCCATCAGGCCAAGGACAGCGGGAGAGAGCAGGGACCGGCCCAAGGGCGAGCCGCGGTCCAGGCGGTTCGGGAGCAGGTTCGGGACGTGGTCGACGAGGATCCGGTCGACGCCCGTCTCAACGACCTCGGCGAGGTGCGCGAGAGACTCGACTTCCCGCAGGTCCATCGCAGCCCCGAGGGTCTGTGAGTCACCCCGGTACAGGCCGTGGAAGATGACGCCCTTCTCGTGGCGCTCCAGGTGCCGCCAGACCTTCCCGCCGTCCTCTTCCCGGACGACCGTCCAGATCGTCGCCGCCGACAGGACGTCACCACGCCACTCCGGGACCACGGCGTCACCATGCACGTACCGGATCCACGGGTAGTCCCTGATGGCCTTGTCCCACGTGACGACCGGGTACACGTCGCCGATGGCGGCCCCGACCTCCGCGGCAGCGAGGGACCTGGACTGCAAGTCCCCGTCATCCGTGAGGACATCGAGCCTGGCTTGCGTCTTCTCGTTCTCGCAGTGCAGTTTCGGGGGCTCAGCGAACAGCATGTTCGCGGACAGGCAGGCGATGTCCGCAGCCAACGGCAGATGCAGCTTCGCCCTCAACTCGCCGTCGGCGGGCGGGGCGCCCCAGAACCACCTCGCGACCTTCCCGACGACACCGCCACGGAACTGGGAGGCCCGGTACCGGGTGTCGACCCGGTCCCAGCCCGTGCCCTGCCCGTCGTAGAGGGCCGACAGGCCGGCCGGGTCACCTGCCCACCACGTGCCGTTCACGTGGTACTGCCGGTAGGCGGCCTCCATGCTCTTCGGGGGCCACTCCGTCTTCCCGGGAGGAGGCAACGACACTGTGGCCTCCCCTCAGGCGGCTTCGTTCTCCGGCTGGTCCTGGTTGACCAACTGATAGCGCCAGTCCCACTCGGTGGTCTGGCACAGGTACCTCAACGCGTCAGGGCCGTGGTCAGCGGCCTTGATCGGCCGCTCCTCGCCTTTCAACGCGGCGTTGTCGTCCCAGCTGTAGCCGCTGATCTCCTCGATCAGACCCTCGCAGGACCGATGGATCCTGAGCTGGTCCTTAGCGAGCATCGTCGCGACCAGACGGATCCCGTCCCCGACCGTGTTGTCGGCATGGATGGGCGACCATCCGTCGTTCCACAGTTGGGTGATGAACGACGCCGCGGACGGGTCGACGACCACCTTCTCCGGGAATACGCCATGGTGCATGCTCCCTGGCGGCGTGTAGTCGCCGAGCCACTGGCGCAGGTCTTTGGAGTAGTCGGCGTCCGTCTTCTGCCGCCGTTGGATCTTCGAGTCCCACCTGAACTCGGAGGCGATGTGGAGGCGCTTGTCTACCCCGATGCCGGCGAGGAGGCCGACGAACGGGTTCACGGTGCCGTAGTCGATGCCGACGACCGGCCATCTGGTGACGAGCGGGGTATCGCCGACGACGTGGAGGTCTTCGTCGAACTGTTCCCAGACCGCGCCCTCGGCCTGCACCCAGAGGCCCTGGATGAACCTCTTGTACCAGAGGCCGACGTACTCGGACTTGATTGCAGTGACGTACTCGGGGGCGAGCCCAGGGTTGTCGTCGAGGGTGAAATGCCAGTGGCGGAGGTCGATCTGACCGGCGCGGAGGATGAACTGTTGCCGCAGCCAGTGGCGCGGATTGTCCGGGTTACTTGTCCCGTAGAACTTCGCTCCCGGGACTGACATGCGCGCCAGGATCTGCTTGAACAGCGACTCCGGGAACAGCGAGAGTTCGTCCCCGTACCCTCCGGCGAGGGTCATGCCTCGGACCTTGGGCTCGGCCTTGGCGTCGTTGGCACCTAGGACGTGCACGGTCCTGCCGAGGATCTGGGCTGTCGGGGCGCCTGACGTGTAGTGGACCCGTCGCGCGAACCGGCCGAAGATCGACGGGTCCATGAGTGGCGCGAACAGGTTCCGTGCCGCCGTCTCGCGGGTCTTCGCGAACATGGCCAGTTCCCCGCCACGGGGGGCCTGGGAGACGAACATCAGCCACCGCAGCAGCGATGAGATCGTCTTCCCCGATCTGACGCTGCCGGTGGCGATGTTCAGGCGGGCATCCGAGTTGGCGATGAAGTCGATCTGTTTCGGGGACAGCGGCAGGTCGACGTCAAGCACCGGAGTTGACGCCGCGGAGCTTGGCGAGCAGGTCGCCGAGCATCGACCGGTCCTCGGACACGTCGGACTCGGTGTTGACCGCTTCCAGTTTCGCCGCGGTCGAGAGGGCCGTGGAGATCGCGGTGACCAGGTTGCGTTCCTCGTTCGCCGGTACGTGGTCGAGGATCTCGGTGACGATGCCGGTGGCGATCCGGTCGGAGTACGAGTAGGCGTCCGCTTCGAGGCGGGACAGGTTGAATTCGGCGCGCCGGTACAGCCTGTCGACGATCTCGGCGCGGCGGGCGGCTGCGTCGATTGCGTGGGCCTTCGTCGCGGCCTCGGTCTGGGACCGGTCGAACGTGAGGCCGAGGGTTTCGGCGTTGCGGCTGATCGTGGAGGGTGCGCGGTCGAGGGCGTCGGCGATCTGGCGGAGTGTGTGGCCTTCACCGTGGAGCCGCTTGATCTCGGTTTTTTCGTCGTCCGAGAGCGGTTCTCCCGCTGCCATTTCAGTCTCGCGCGTGGGCTGGGTGGGCGAACGTTGCGGTGTTGGTCATGGCGGTGTGCTCCCGGTCTGCTGGCCCGACGCGCCTGGCGTGGGTTGGCGCCTCGCGCCTGGCGAGGACGGTCACGGTGGGGTTGCGCGGCCTATCAATACGGGTTGGTGGGCCGTAGAATTATGGGCATGACTGCTACTGGTGGTCGGCCCGTGGTTGGGCCGGAGAAGAAGGTCAGGATGTCGCCAGCCGAGTGGGCTCGTATCGAGGCCATGGCTGAAGCGAACGGTCGGACAGTGTCCGGGCAGGTGAGGGAGATGCTGCGCCTGCTATTGGCGCTGGATGCGGCTGCTCGGGCTATCCGGACGGTTCCGTGCGGGCGGTGACGAGGTGAACGCTGACGAGTTGGTCCGCGGCTACGTGTTGGAGTTGCTCCGTGGTCGTGCCGGTGAGCTTGGCGGCGGTGTGGCGGTAGAGCATCCGCGGACGTGCCCGGAGGTGGTGGTCGTCGAGTCGGAGGCGACGGACGGGTGCTACGAGTGCGACACGGGCTGTGAGTACGTCCGCCTGGAAGCGTTAGTGCGCTGCCCGCACGGTGAGTGGCACTTCACGTGGGGCAACTTCGGGGAACTGGCGTGGATCATCGAGGAACTTGAGGCCAGGGCTGGTGGATCTCCGACTGATGACTGAGGTCAGCCGGGTCCGATGACCTTGCCGCGTGGCGGCTTCCCGTGAGCCACACGGTGCTTGTCCGCGCCAGGCGGCTTCAGCCGGCCAGTTCGGGTAGGTCGGATGGCATGAGCACGAGAGCGCCGTACCCCTCCAGGACGCGGATCGCGCGCTCACGCATCTCGGGGATGCGCAGCAGTGCGTCGATCACGTCGGCGCCCTTGCCGTGGTTCCCGTAGCGCAACTCAAGGTTCTCGGGTCGGTTGTCGGACCGGAACCCGTTGCGGTGGTGGACCGTGTAGTCACGGGTGATCGGGAAGCCGTACTTCTCCTCAGCTACGAGGATGTGCTGGAACACCCACCCGTACTCGTCTGCACGGTGGTGCCCGGTCCGCTTCTCGATCATGTAGCCGTGGTGCTCAAAGGTGTACCCCTCGGGACGAGGCTTGCGGCGACCCTTCATGAGAGGGGCATCGAGCGGGATCCCGAGGCGCTGACGCGTCCTGTTGCGCATGATGACCCGAAGGCACTCGTTGCAGTATGAGTGGGGCTTGTTGCGCGCCTTCACGATACGGAACTGGTCAAGCGGCTTGACCTCTTTGCACCTAGCACACCGCTTAGACCCATCCGACGGTGGAGGGTTGCTGGCCAGTTTCGCGGCCTTCTGCTGTGCGCGGCGGTACTTGACGGAACAGTGGCTCGTACAGAACTTCGCCCCGTTGCGCTTCGATGGCTTGAACTCCGCGCCGCAGTGGAGACACGGCCTAGCCTCGACGAGCACCCGGTTGGCAGACGCTATGCATCCCTTGCACTTCGTCGAGAGTCCCGACTCTCCGCCGTTGCGCCACGACTGGAAGTCGCTCTCCGGCTTGGTCTCTCCACATGCGGGGCATGTGCGCGTAGCATCGTTCACAGGCCGGCTCCGATCCGGTCTAGGCCCCGGATCACAGGTGGTGACACACCTGCCGGGGCCGCTCAACTTTCCGCGATCAGTCTACTGACCTGCGGAAACACACTCACCCATGGCCGACTACTTTACCCCGTATGGGACGACCTGACCTTAAGTGAGCCGTGTCACTTCCAGGGAAGTCACCGAAGTGATCGTGGTAGAGCTCGGTCGCCATGCCCTTCGCCATGATCTCGGCGCGGGCCGGGTCGGTACCAGACTCGATCATCTTGGCCCTGAGTTGGCGCATGAGGGACGTCCACGGATGAGGCTTTTCGGCCCACTTCGAGAGGCCCTTGGTCAGCCAGTACTCCTTGAGTCGGGCTTCACCGGCCTGGCCCTGCGGCGTGACAGCCACGGCTACTCCCCCAGCTTCTTCGCCCAGCGGGCGAGACCTTCTGGTCCCAGCCACCACCTGACTAGGCGGTCGCCGTCCCTGTCGCCGGGCTTGGTGTCCGCCATTGGAGCCTCCCCGGACATGCGGATGCCCCTGGCACCGTTTCCGGGCAGGGGCATCGGCTGTCATTCGTGTGACGCAAGTGTGCCCGTGTGGTCTGACCGGAGTCAACCCGCATGGTCACGTGTCGCCCGGACAGGTCAAGCGCTCACTTTTCCGTGGCCTCGCACGGCGGCCTTGCGTTCAGCCCGGGATGCTGCGGCTTGCGCGACCTCGGCAGCGACCCGGCACACTTCGTCGTAGACGAACCTGGGGGGTTCGGCGCCGTCGCCGAGGACCCGCCCGTTTTCGGCCCACCGGTTGATGGATGTTCGGGGGATGCGGCGCCCGAACTCTGTGGTGAGTCGTTCGATCTCGACGGCGGTGAGACGGGCGCCCCGGAGTCGTTCCTCACGTTCGGCGTTGCGTTCCGCCACGTCGTGGATGGCGTGGCAGCGGTTGCAGCGGCCCCGTGGGGCGCCGTCTAGGGCGAATACTTGGCCTTGGCATGGTCCGGGCTTGTTAGTCCCGTCTAGGGTGTCCGGTGGCTGTTCGGGGGTGGTCCCGCAGATGCCGAGGTAGCGTCTGCCTGTAGGCCGGTCGACGTGTCGTTCGACCCGGGCGATCAGCCGGGTCATGTCGTGGAGCATGTCGGCGGCCCATGGTTGGAGCCGGATGGTGGGGGTCTCGTCGATCAGCCATGCTGCGACGGTGGCGACGTTCCAGTAGGCGTCGAGTGGGACTTGCCGGCCGGACAGTGTGGTCGCCCAGTGGGCGATGGTGAGGCGGACCAGGCCGGCGTCGTCGACTGCCTGGAGGTCGACGGGTATGGGGATTTCGGCGAGGGGGGTGCGGCCGAGGACCATCCCGGTGCGGACCGCGAGTTTCGCGGCCTGTTCGGCGAGCATCCTCGGCAGGTTCCGGGTCTCGCCGGACGGAGTGTCGCCAGGTGCGGACGGCATGCGCCCGCAGCCCCCCGGGGTGATCCTGCCTGCCGAGTCCAGGGTGAGCCAGCGGAGGAGGTCGACGAGTTCGTCGGTGCCGTCGTGGCAGAGGTAGCCGTCGTTGACGGGCTTGTCGCAGTGCCCGCAGATGATGGTGGTGTCCTGGTGTCGCATCGGCGTGGTCCTCCCCTCGCTGGCCCCCGGCGGCTAGATGGCTAGTTGAGTACGGCGGCCCAGACGGCTTGGACGGCGAGGGTCAGGAGCCCGACCGCCAGAGCCGCGACGAGCAGCATGATGGCGACGACGATGACGACCCCGAAGACGGTGAGTGCCCGCTGCACGGGAGTCATCTGTTCGAAGGTGAGGCGGCTGGGTGTCACTCGGTCACCTCGCGCATGGCTGGGGTCTCGGACGGCGCGGTTCCTGGGCTGACGGCGATCATGCCTTGTCCTCGAAGTGGGCGACCCTGAGCCACTGGCCGGGCGGGTAGACGGCGTAGACGGCGTCCCGTTTCCCGCCCCGGTAGGGGTCGACTCCCAGATCGGGCGCTGTCTTGACGTTGACGTTCATCGTGTTCTCCCTGGTTACGGCTGGAGTTGCAGGACTCGTTCGAGGAAGTCGGCGTAGAAGGGCGTGAGGGCGTCCCACGTCCACCGTGCGGCGATCTGGCGGGCGTCAGTAGCCCACGCGGTGACCGTCGGCGGGTCGGAGTGGAGGCGGCGGGTGAGGGCTTCTAGCGCGGGCATGTCGGCCTGCCAGAGGTCGACGGGGACCTTGGCGCGGAACTGGCCGGCGGGGTGGGCGGGGATGAGCCAGTCTGGGGGCAACCACAGGTTGTTGGGTTGGATGTC